TTTTTTTATTCCTATAAAGCTTCTCTCGACTATAATTTCATTTTGAACTCTAAGGGCTTTTTGCATTTTTATATTTGAAAGATTGACATTTCCATAATATCCAGCTTGCCTATAAAAAAGACTCATAGGAATTTCATTTGTAAAAAGCTCTATACTTACACTATTTTTTATATTAGAAGCCCAAAGACAGCATTCATTTGCATTGCCATCATATTTTTTTAAAGCATTGGTAATATTATGCCAAGCAGGATCATTATAAATTCCGCTCGTTTTGATATTTCCTTCTATTTGATTTTTACTTGGTTTTGAAAGAACGCTAACTTCAGTATAATTTTTAGATTTTAAACCCATTCCATCTTTAGTGATTAAAAAACTGCCTTCATTAAGTCCTTTTATAATTTGCGTAGTGCTTGCTAAAGAATTTTCAAAACCAAAACGCAAATCACTTAAACATCCGCCATATTGACCACTATTTAAATTTGTATCAAAACTAATAATAATCAACTCTTGTGCTGTAATATTTTCATTTCCAAGCAAATTAATCCAACTTGTGTATTTATCATCACTTGCCACACAAAGCCAAAGTTGTTTTACATTTTCATTATAAGTTATAATTAAATCATTAACATTAGCTTTTGTTTTTGGAGTGGGAATAGAATTAGATACTTTTATTCCATTAATGCCTAAATTTAATTTCATATCTTCGAGCATCTCTTCTATAATAGGTTTAATTTCTTCTTTTGTTGGTGTTTGAGCCTTTAAACTTTCTAAAAATTCATCTTGACTTTTTCCCGTGTTTTCTTCATTTTCAAGCCAAAGTTCATAAGCATTTTTACCATCAGCTCCTTTAGCTCCATCTTGCCCTTTTAAATTTTCAAGCTGTTCTTCTGTAAAATCTTCATAAGTAAAAGGATCTCCTTTATCACCTTTTAAACTTTCTTGATTTTCTAAAACAACTTTTAATACAACTTCTTTTAAACTCTCTTCATTGATATTTGCATTGATGCCAAGCTCTTCTAGCAAGGCTTCTAGTTTTTCTTTTAGCTCGCTTTCTTTTATATAATCATTTGATATATTTTCAATAGTTTCGTTAATTAATTTTTTAACATCTTCTAAACTCAAATTACCATTTTTATAACTTAAAACTAATTCTTGTAAACTACTTATAATTTGATTTAAACTTTCATTTTGAGTATTTATAACCTGTTCTAAACTCATCTTATCCCCTTTATTAAACATTTGATCTGATGAAATAAATTACAAGAGCAATAAAAAACAAAAATCTTAAATTTATTTATTTCTAAAGCTTGCATTGCTTCTTTTAAAACAAGATCAGCTAGCCTATAATCATCTCTTGATTTTGCATTTATACACAAATAGTCATGGACAACACAAGCGCTAAAATACTCACTTTTAAAAGGTGGATAAATACTCCAAAAAATACGTGGAATACTCGCTCCATCAGTTTTAAAACCTTGTGGTACAATGCCTTTGTAATTTGGTAAAATAAACTCATAATCTTGTATCACTTCAAACCTGTCCTTATCGTATGGCTTTACACAAACCCTTTTTAATTCTGTTTTAGTCATTGTTTTCCTTTTTTTTAAAAATACTTCTTAATTCATCATTTCTTATTTGAGTAAGCTTAACAAGCCTTTCATCCATTCTCATAAGATCTGTTTCTATAGCTTCTAGCTTGTCATTGGTTTTTGAGCAATGTGTTTCTATAAATTTAACCAAACTATCGCTACTTGCTCTGGATACTGCAATTTGTTCTCTAATAAGAACATTAGTATTTTTGGTTTCACTTATAAGTTCTTTTGTTCTTTCCCCAGCTTCTTTATGTAAAGTTTTATATAAATGCCATGCAATCCCAGCTAAGACAAAAACCATCAATCCTAATAATGCAGATCCACTTAAAGAACCGAGTATAGCACCTTCTTTTATTATATTTTCAGTACTCATTTTTCACTCTCCCATGCAATTAAATTTAATTCTTCTAAAGATGTGGCATTTTTCACTTTATTTCTTAGTTCATCATTTTTAAAAATAATACTTTCAGTATATTTAGCGATACCAACCCCAAATTCTAAAAATTCTTCTTTGTTAAATGTAATGATTTTATTATCTTTATCAATCCAAGCAATATTTTCCAAAGGAGTATTATTGAGATTTGCTAACATTATCTCGCTAACTTTTCCGCTAATATTAATTTTTGCTTCCGTGTCAATTTGAAATATAGTATTTTTAAAAGGCATAAACAAAAGCTTTTCTTCTTTTATAGCTTTTAGTTCTTCTAATTTTAATTCTTTTAACTCTTCTAATGCTTTTTCTTTAATCTCATAAGAAATAATATAAAGATTATTTTCTTCATCATAAGTTTGAATTTGGCGAAGTTCTTCAATTTTTTCATTAAAACTTGGGATTTCTTCTTCTTTAACTTTAGCAAAACCAAGCTCTTTTAAAAGCTTATCATCGCAAGCACTTAAAAAATAAGTATCTTGTGCATCAATTTCACCTTCTTCGTTTTGTATTTTTACATCTTTTAAAAAAATATCATCATATTTTAAACTTTTATTTTTTAAATCATAAAACATATTTACCCTTTCTTAATTCCAGTATAATGTTAAATTTGCTCTTGGGTTTAATCTATCCCCATCATTTAAGTTCCAACCAGCACTTGCATTTGCACTACCGCTTTGCCAAGAACTTAGCATTATTTGTAAGTTATTTATATTTCCAAAATTGAATTTTTTCTCTACTTTGATTTTTGCATTGGCAGTGTAATATTTACTTAAAGCATGTAGTGTTACTTTTGAATTAAAATTATTCCAAGTTATTTCTAAAGTATTTCCAGAAGTTTTATTAGACATATTTCCAGTCGTCCAAACTTCGCCTAACATAACCACTTCTTTATTATTAATATTTGATGGCAATACCACTGCTTGTTTATAAATCATGTCTAGCTTTAACATATAATTATAATTTGCAACCGAGCCTCCTAAAGATGGAGGTAAATTTAGTGCTATGCCATTATTAGAAAGAAGGAGGCAGTTCATTTTAAGTCCTTACTAATCTTACATTATTCGAAGCTATGCAAAAATAAGCAAAAGTTTCAGTGCCACTAAATCCACTTTGAGCTATTCTAAAATTAAAAGGGGCATTAAAAGCTACTACATTTTTACAATTATTTATAGTTATTGTTCCGCTTTTTCCTACTCCTCCAAAATTAGCTATTCCTATGCTTGTTCCTGCATTTGCTGTTAAAATAAAATGTTGAGCTTGTCTTAAATCTAGATTTATACTGCCAGTTGTGCCAAGATTTTTAATTCCACCACCATAATCTACATACCATTTTCTAGTTAAGTGATTATCATTTGTTGGATTGGTTGGAGAAGTTAATGCCTGATTAAAAGTATTTGTGCCATTAAATATATTATCTCCATTTAAATTTGCTTTTGTATTTAAAGCGGTATCTACATAGATTTTATTTGTTAAATGGTTATCATTAGTTGGATCTACTTTTACTAAAATAGGATTAGCAAAAGTTTTATTTCCATTTATCTCTTCATCACCATTTAAACTTACTTTTGTATCTATAAGTGCTTCTAAAGTTTTAATAGTTATATCTAATACTTTTTGTGTAATTAGCTTTTTATCTTTTTCATTTTGCTCTAACTCATTGTTTTTGTCTTCTAAGTTTTGATTAGCTTCTTCAAGTTCTTTTTCAATTTCCTCTTTTTTGTTAATTAATTCACCAGCAATCTCTTTTTCAAGCTCAGCAATTTGATTTTCAAGTTCTTCTTTTCTCTCTTCAAGTTCGCTTGTATCAGCAGGTGGTTCTTGACTTAAAGCCTCATCGATTTGATTTTTAATTTCCTTTAATTCCTCATTTTTTTGCTTTAATTCATCATTATTATTTAAAGCTTCTTCAATTTGCTTTTTTATCTCTTCAAGCTCTTGTTCTTTATCTTTTATACCTTGCTCTATATTTGCAATTTCATCTTTAATTCCATCATCTTTACCATCATCTTTCTCATTAAGCAAAGAAAGAAGATATTCAACATTAGCCTTAACACCACTTATATCATAGATTCTTGCTTGATTGTCAATCTCATCTATGCACTCACCTTTTTTAGTTTCAAGCTCATTAAGTCCTTGTTCTTTTGTTTGGATTATTTCATTAAGGCTTTGCTCTTTTGTTTCATTTATTTTATTGAGTCCGTTTTCTTTTGCGCTCACAAGCTCATTTAAAAAATCTTGCTTATTCTCGTTTAAACTATGCAATTTTTCATTAAAAATAATACTAAACTCATTTTTCTTTGCTTGATAATTCGCATTAAAAATATGATTTAAGTTGTCAATCATAACTTTAGAAGTATCTACAAGAGTAGTAAATTCTTTCTTTTGAGTTTCAAAAACCTCTGTGACTTCATTTCTTTCATCACTTAAACCTTTGAGCATTTCTTCCATTTGTTTTATTGTTTCTTCAGCTAAAACTTTTAATTCTGTTTCATAAATTAACTTATCATTACCTAGTTCTTTTTTAGCAACTTCAGCTAACCTACCTAAATCTTCATTAGCTATCAAAGCTCTTTGATTAAACCTATCATAACTTTGCTCAAAATGTATTTTATACCCTTCGCATTTTGCTGTAAGTTCATCAAATTTAACTAAAGCTTCATTTTTTACTTCATTTAAATTTTTTAATATTTCATTTTGTTTATCATTTAAAGAAGAGTAGATACTTTCAGACTGTGATTTTAAATCTCGTTCTAAATTTTCTATTTTACTTTTAAAATCTTTTATAATTTGGGAATAAGATGTTATATCATTTTCAAATTCTTTATATAAAGCTATAACTTCTCTTAATTCTTCTATATTTTGCTTGCTTTCTAAAAGTAGTTCATATGCACTAGCTATTTCTTTATATTTAACTCCAATATCAAATTTAATTTCTTCTAGCTTTTTAACACTATCTATCATTTCTTGATTTAATCTTTGGTTTTCAAAGAATATAGTGTTAATTTTATTTTTTATAATTTCGCTTGCTTCACTTACTACTAATTTTGCTTCATTTGCTAAATCTTTTACTTCTTTTTTAATACTTATTAATTCAGGTTTTATTTCTTTTAATTCATCAACATTTAAATGTAAGCTATCTACAATTTCTAAAGCATGATTAAGTTCACTTAAAATTTCATCTTTAATTTTTGTGTTCAAATCAAAATATTCTTTTACAAAATCTTTATTTTGTTTAATTTCATTAATATAATTATCTAAATTAAATTTTATTTCTTCATATTTCTGTATATCTTTTTTTAAATTCTCAAACTCTTCTGTATTATTTTCTAAAAAATCTTTAATGTTTTGTATTTCTTGTTTATTTAAAGAAAAATCTTCATACGCTTCTTTAATATAATCAAATTTTGCATTTACATTGTTGTATTTTTCACTTATATTTGAATATTTTTTATTAATATCATCATATTTGCTTAAAATATCATCATTTTTATCTACAATATCATTTTTAAATTTTAAACATTCATTTTTTAAAGATTCGCAAGCTTGTTTTAAGCCTACAACTTCATCAAGTCTTGTATTGTCTATTGCTTCTGAAATGCTGTTTATTCTAGCTAAAACTTGATTTATGATTTCAAGTTTTTCTCTACCTGTTTTTAATTCATTTAAGCTTGTTCCCATTTTTAACCTTCATAATAATCACTATCTTTAATTCTCTTTTCACAAAAGAAAAGCAGATCATCCATGGCTAAAAGCCATTTTTTATCATCTAAATAAGCTATAAAATCAGCACTATTTATACTTTGCACATAGTCTTTATAACTCAAAGCTCTATTAAATTTTTTTGTGAAATTACAATTACAACCATGTTCTTTCATCATCAAGCTCCTTGCCA